CTTGAGCTTGTTTAAAATCGTTTCTAATATTCTTCACATTATCGCTATAAATGTCTGAAACTGAACGATTATCACTGAATGCATCAATAGCTGTTTCACCAGCTGCTGCGAGTTCGTCTGCAAAGTCGAATGTTAACCCCTGTGCTGTACCAAGTGCGGCATCTTTAACAGTTTGTAAAACGCTGTTTTCAGTTTCATACTGTTCATCAAATCTAGCTTGTTTTTCAAATCTTGCTTGTTTTTCAGCATCCATTACTTTTCCTTTGCTTTACGATTTCTTACATATTCTGCGAATTCAGCGTGTTCAGAATCTTTAATTAATGAATTAGATTGTTGAACAGTTGAAAGCGGTTCATTTGAAAGAGGTGCTTGCCCATTTCTTTCACGCATCCAGTTCTGTTCATTCTGTTTTGCAGCGTTCATACGTGTGATACTTGTTTTCAAATCTGATTGTATTGAGTCTAATACTTTGATAATTTCAGGTTCAGATTGTGAGCTGTCTAATGAACCTAATTTGTCTTGTAATACTTTCATTTCCTTTTCAGACAATGCCCCAAAACCCGTGCTACCTGTTGCTGATAGAGCTTTTAATTCTGATACCGTTTCGAGCGTTAAACGTGACACAATTGTGTCACGTTTAGCAGCCCAGTCTCCCGCGTCAGTTTCGGGTATGACACTTAATAATGAACCCCAGCCTGTGCTATAGCCGTTCGTGTCTTTTTTCAATTCATCAATTAATGAAATGGTTTTAGACATTCCCTCGACACCAGCATCAATACCTGCTTGTGTCTTATCATAGTTATTAACACGCTCATGATCTGAGTCAGCTTGCTTTTTAATGAACTGTTTTTGATATGATGAATCTGTCGCTAATGTTTCAGCTTGTGCTTTATTATTAGCTAATGTTTGTGCAGCTTGTGCTTGATTGTTGGCTAACACACGTGCCGCTTGTGCTTTACTATTCGCTAACGCTTGTGCTGCTGTTGCTCTAGTGTTAGCTAATGTTTCAGCTGTTGTTTGACTGTTTTGAAAGTTCTTATCTGTTGCTGTAACATTATTCAAGTTGTTCTTATACGCTTGTAATGCATCAGTTGACGCTTTGATATTGCCTGAATTATAAAGTGCTTTAGACTGTGCTAGTTTTGGATTATCACCGAAAATCTGTTCAGCGTATTCACCTCGTTTATCATAGTCCGCTTGTGCTCTGTCCGCTTGTTCACCTTGTGCTCTTGCTTGTGTTAATGATGCAACACTTTCAAGATTCATAGCCGGTAGTTTAGGCATGTTTAACGCTTGAGGCTGTATAAACTGTTGCGTATTATTGCTTAACATTGCTAACAATCCCGCTGGTATAGCAGATTGTTGAAGCTGTTTTGGTTTCATCTTATAGTCTAGTAGTCCCATATTAACCCCCTACGCTTGCACCGGCTGAACCGCTTGAGCCTTTTGATTTGCTTGAACTGTCTGCACTTGATGAACCTGAATTTAAGATAGGGTTGGTGAATTGTTGGCTGTATCTATCATTCAAAGACATTAAATAATCTGTTGGATTGAAACCGCCCATGCTACCTTCGGAAAATTGTTGTGTGTTATTCAGTGCTGATTGTGCTGTACTGTTCGCATTGTTTAACATATTAGACATTAGTTCTTGTCTGCCAAAATTGTTCATATCCGCTTGTTTAGCAATATCTAGTTTTCTATCTAAATCTTTATCAAATGTTTGATATCCCAAGTTTGCTAAATTGCTTTGTACATTATCAGCGATTCCCTCGGTTGCTAAACCCTGTGCAATCTGTGCTTGTGATGAACCTGACATTCCTGCACCGGCTGAACGTGCGTCTAAGTTTCTTAACAGTTTAGATTGTGTGTCTTCTGCATCGTTAAGATATTGTGAACGCATTGCATCAGCATAGTTGTTGCCATCGCCACCCATGATTAAAGCGTCAATTTGTGAAGCGTTTGAGAGTGTATTTTGTGAGTCTGTTAAACTTTGCATTAACTGTGTAGACAGTCCCGAATCATATAAACCACCCGTTAAGGCTTGATTGTAACCCCCCACTGAACTATCAGCGATTGCAGCTGTGTTAGTTTGAGCTGTGGGTAAATATGATTGATATTGATTTAATACAGTTCCAAAACCGTCTGACAATTGTGATTGCATTGCTTTGTATGCATCACTGTTAAACATTTCTTGTTGAAACTGTGAGTTGCTTGTATTGTTCGTTTCTGATTCTTCAAACGAACCGCCCTGTTGTGCTGATGCCATAGTAGTTCCTTATTTTATGATAATGCTAAGATTAGACTGATAGTTTCATCGTTTGCATTGTTTGTTATTGTTTGCAATGTTGCTATGTCTTCTGAATTTGTTGCAACTGTTGCTGTGAGTGCTGTTATTGCATTTGCATTAGTAATAACATCGTTAAGCAAAGTATGAATAAGCGTTGCGTTTGTTGTACATGAGATAGTACAGTTGCCTGACATTTCAATCTTTTCAACACTTGCTTGACTGTTGATAGCAGATGCAAAAATCGTCTGTCTTGTAATCGTATCAATACCATCAAATACCCCTAGCCCTGCTTCTCTGTTGCCTGTATTTTCATCAAATATAGCGTAGTACAATTCCCCGCTAGGGAACGATGATTGAAATGTTAGAAAGCTATCGATTGCTGTTGATAGCACGATGTCTACTAGTCCGACACTGTTACTATTTTGTTGTATAAAATCTCGTAAATTTGCCATTTTAGTCTCTTGTCGTTAGTATTGTTTGTGCTGTCTTTCTTACTACATCTGAGCGTTGAATCTCTTGTAATATTGTTTCTAATCGCTTGTAATATAGTAGTGAAAGTTTGTCATTCTTTAAGAAACCATACACTTCAGCTAGTAACCCGAAAATGTATAAATCGGGGTAGAGTTTTGATACAAAGTTTTCGATTTCTAATGAAAACCCGCGTCTATAAATCAGTGATATTGAACTGTCTGCAATCGTATTAATCTTGATAGAGTTAGCAACAATTGAATATTGATAATCGGCTAAGACTTGTTTGCTATTTGAAATGAACTTACATTCTGTCTCTGTACCCGTTGCTGACACGATATAACATGATTCAATAGACAATAGCTCTTCGGGGAATGCGTAATAATTGTCAGTAGTCATTTTAAGAACTGTTCTAATCTCTTGATGACTTGTATTCAGTTTTCTATTTAGATAGCTATCAACAATTTTAATAAAGTTTGGTAGTTGTATAGTCAGTTCAGCATCGTTTTCTCTATCTGCAATAGATAATACAGTTGCTAATATTTCGTCTTTAGTCATTAGATTGTCTCGCAGTTTGTTAATGTTTTACTTAGACTTACAATTTTAGAACCGGTTGCGCTTGTGTAATTACCGGCTGTGCTATCGTATGAAAATTGTATTGAATCGGTTGCTGTCGGTGCAATATCCCAAGTACCAGTATATTCAATTGTGTTACCCGTCCCCGCTGCTGAACTAGTGATAGAAAATGTGCCGTAGCTGTGTGAAATTGTTACGCCTGTATCGTCTGTAAACGTAATCACTGTGTCAAAATCAACAGTGACTAAAATCAGTGAAGGAATTGCACAATTCTCTGTACCTGTCCAACCGTTTGTAACAGTGTTTAAGCGTTGTTTTGTTCTGTACGCTCCGGCACTGTGAAGCGGTTTGTTAAATGTTGCATAGCGTTTAAAACCGATGCCGGTATTTCTTGATGATAAATTTAAAAGTGGTTTCATTGTTATAGTCTCGCGTACTGAATCCACGTGGGATGCAATAATGATATTTGTCTAACAGCTTTCATACGTTCTGATTCAGTTGAAGACATTAAATCTTTGTAAATGTGGGGGTTGTCTTGTTGAAATGTTGACCATTGCAATGTTGACGGGCAACTAATCACAGCGCGTAAATCTTCATCATGATGTAAGTCTAGTTTTGCTTTATTAAAGATATTTTCTTGTTTAACTTTGTTGTTGAAGTCTTGCTGTGCTTTATCAAAGTGAGTTGTTTTAATAAACATCTTGTCATCTTCAAATACTGTTTCCTGCTTGTATTGTCTGTTGTATTCAATGACTTCATCATGAATAGACATTATTTAATCTCTTCATAATTTGCTTTAATATATTCAGCACGGGGTAACTGTTCGATAATGTCACCGGTGTTAAATTGTCCTAAACTTGTGAAAACTGTTTGTAATGATTTCACACGTACTTTTAATGTTAATGAAGGTTTAGCACGGGGTTTAACTGGTTTAGACTTTGTTGTATCTGTCATTATTGAATCCTGATTTGTATTAAGTATATTTATATTTATCAAGACATAAAAAAAGGGTTAAAACCGAAGTCTTAACCCTTTTAGAACTATTTAGAACCGTTTAGAACTGTTCTAAGCTGTTGCGACTAACGCGGTATCAATATCAGCAATCACCCCAAGACATTCAGGGGTTTCAACGACTAATGAAGCGTCAAGCGTGATTTCTTTATTATCAGCTAGACCAGTGCGAGCTAAATCGCGAATTGTCGGCTGATGTAAATAACTCACTTCTAAAATGTCAGGTTGATAGATAAAAGCTGATGCAACACCTGTAGCTGTTTCTGTCATATATCGATCAGGAATAATTTCAAGAGTCGCAAAGTTTGATACATACACATTCACCGCCCCTTGTGCTGTAACAGTTTCACCACCTGCTAAATTACCCGTGCCCATTACATCTTTTTGCATTGTTGCAACTTGTGCTGTACTGTCAAACAAGAATGTACTGAAAGCACCGGCTACAACTGGCATAGAACGGAATACTGTAGAATCTGCACCGTTGTTGTATAGTGCTGAAATTACACCATCTACGTCTGCTTTAGATAATGCACGTTTAACACCTGCTACTGCCGCTGTTGTTGGATAGCCCCCAGGGTTTCCCGATAATACGGGGTCAGCACCCGTTGTAATACCGCGCGATGTTGTTGCCTCGCCGTTTTTAACAGTACCGGCATATGCACCTAAACCAGCCATTTTACCGGCAACACTCGCACCATCACCGGCTACTGCTACATTTTCAGACACTAACGCTGAACTTAAATCACGTCTAATCTCTTTACCACGTTTTAAAAGTTGTTTTGCGAGTTCTTTCTGTGCTCCGACTGTGTCTACATCGTTACCACGGTCTGAAACCTTGACGATTTTTGATAAGATTTGATGATAGTTTGAAAGTCTTTCACCTGTTACGGTGTCATTGCCTGTTGAATCTGAACCATCAATTCTCGCGTTATCAGGGTTAGCCGCTGTTAAACTTTCTCTAGTCCATTCAACGCTGTTGTTCTTGCTTGAACGTGAGCCGATTGAATCTTGCATTAAGCCATCGATTGGGGACGCGTCAAAGATTTTATCGATTAAATCTTCTTTTACTGAACCGCCGACCGCTACTGCTGATAATGTTACTTCGTTTAAATTTGCCATTGTTTTTAAATCCTAAAAATTGTTTATGTTTGTATATATAGTTTTGTTTGTGATTAACAATTCTTTAAGATTAAGTAGCTAGTTCTCACTGTTTCTTAATCGTTTATCATCTCTGATATTGTCATCTTAGTTATATTTATAGATTAATAAATATGGTTTCAAAACAATGACAAAATCTTAGGGAGAACCTGAATGTCACAATTAGAAACAGTAGAAGCATTATTATCAACAGTAGAAGACAGTGAGCAACTAGACACTATTGAAGATGAAGTAGTTGAAGACAGTGAGCAACTGTTAGATACAGAGGTTGAAGCTGAAACAGATGAACCGGTTGAAGACAGTGAGCAACTGTTAGATACAGAGGTTGAAGCTGAAACAGATGAACCGGTTGAATATACAATTAACACACTATCAGAAGCAATCGGGTTAGAAGCCAGTGAATTGTACGGTGTTAAAGTGGCTATGAGTGACGGTACAGAATCAACAATCGGGCAATTGAAAGATAATTATTCAACGGTTCAGAACGAAGTAACACAATTGAAAAGTGATTTAGAAGCAGCTAAGACTGTTCAAAGTGCGAGTAGTGATAAGTTACAGTTACAGACTCATATTTTAAAAGTTGAGAATGATTATAAAGCAGTCGATTGGGCTACATTAGAAGCTGATGAACCTGCTAAGGCTGTGCTATTACGTCAAAAGTTTAACGATAGTTATTCACAGTTGCAAAACGGTATGTCACAGTTAGAACAATTAGAACAACAACAATTTCAAGCACATTTAAAAGATGCTAATGTTGAATTGTTAAAGCGTGTACCGTCTTGGAATGATGACGCTGTACGTGCTGATGGTATGACAGCGATTACAACTGTTTTAAATGATTCGGGCTATAACAGTGAGTTTATTAATCAATTGTCTGACCCGATTGCAATTTCTTTATTAAATGAATTGATTGAATTAAGAGCTGAAAAGGTTAATGCAGGGGGGATTGTAAAGGCTGTAAGAACTAAACCAACAATGATTAAACAAAAGTCACGTGCTAACGCTAAAGCTGTTAATTCTAAACGATTAGAGACTGCTAAGACTAAAGCTAAAACGGGGTCTAAGCATGATCAAATTGATTATATTGCTGACTTACTAAGTTAGTTCATAATAGATTGAAACGGTTCTAAAAGGGTTAAGACTTCGGTTTTAACCCTTTTTTTATGTCTAAAAGTCTGTTGCTATCGCTTGTAATCGTGCTTTAAACTTTTGCTTGTATTGTATCAAGTGTGCAATCTCTTCACGTTCTTCAACCGTTTTAGCAAGTTTCCAATCTATAAACAATTGTTCTTCAATTGTTTCAAACAGTTTTGAATAGTTCACATTGTTTATAAAGTCTTTACAGTATTGCTTCATAATATATTCCCTCCAACTTGTTTGTTTAAGTCTTTGTTACTATCTAGCTCTAACTTAGTTAATTCAAGTGCGTTACGTTCTTCATTGTGTTTCATTTTCAACTGTTCTTGATAGTATTTAAACTCTAGTTCTCTAGTCGTTTCGTTCTTATCAATGATAGTCTTTAACTGTTCAATCTGTGATTGTAGTTCGTTATTCTGAGCTGTTACATTCGTTTTTAACATTTCCGCTTGTGCTAACTGTACTTGTGATTGTGCAATCTGTTGTTGCATTTTCAACTGTTCAATCTCTTTCGCTTGTTGCTCTTGTTGTGATTGTGCTTTACTGTTTTGCGACTCTGTAAACGCTTCAGAATCAGGAGCGTTAAAGTATTTTCCACAGTCTTTAATGTTACCCAGTTCTAACAAATCGTCTAATGTTTGATAGACTTTAGACTCTTGAAATAGATTAGACCCCATTGCTTTCAACTTTTCCTGATAGCTTAGTGTCTCTCTCAATACATTTGCTTTACGTTGTCTCTCATTATATGAATTACCCACATTAATGATTAATGGTGTTGTTAGTTCAATGTTTGCTAAGTGTGCAATCTGTTCAAATAGTTGATAAACGAATGTATCAGAGAATGTTTTTGCTAATAATGCGGTACCTTGCTCGGTTTTAGATAATTGTCTTTCAATTGATAAGCCTGATGCTGTTGAAATAGATGAATCGCTAGGTCTTGTCGCTGTTACTTGTGATTGTGCATCACTGTCGAATAATTGAAGCAGTGCAACACTGTTTGAATCTGTTTGAGAGTGTGAAAGCGGTGTAACTGAGCTAGTGATATTTGTTGTTCTAACTATCCCCCCTGCAACCGCGTTTTGTAAGTCGTCTAAGTTTGTTTGCTCAGGATTTACTAACAATCTACCCTTGTTGTTACTTTTAACATTATCAATAATTGAGCGTGTTAAATATGATTTTTCATCTTGAATAGCGATGTTACGTGTTGCAAGTGATTCACCGAAAATACTATGTGATTTAGTGAGTGTCACACCGATTTGAAACGGCGATTTGTCATAGTCTTCAATCAATAGTGCTTCATTTGAACTTTGATCTAATATAACGCGTTTATCTTCTAGTAACCCCGTTTCTTCATCTGGAAACTGTACGTAACAGTCATAGATTAATACTGTGTCTTCACTGTCTTCAATCGTGTCTGAACGCTGGTATTGTGATTCACTACTTGTAAATGAGGGGATAGTTTCAGCAATTTCTTTATCTATTCCCAGACTGACTAATTCGTTTCGATTAATGATGACTTCTTGTGCAATAAATTGACAGTCTTTAAACTCTGTTGTATCTGATGCAATAATTAAATTTTCGGGTGCAATGTTATCAATTTTAATTTCATTGCTTTCATTGATATAACGCACTTTTACATTGAATGTTAATTCACTTGTTTGCTCTTGCTCTACAATTTCCCCACCGTTTTGAACGATTTGTAATAGTTGAAAACTGTTTATATCATTGTAGTATTCGTGTTTTAAGTTCTGTTTAGTTTCAATGTATGTCTTAGCGTATGCTGTACCGTGCAACAGACTGTCGAATAGTGCTGATTTGATAACAGTTGTGACATTTAGACTCGTTGCTATCTCGTTTAATTCATCATTGTTAGACAGTTTTGAACTGTAAAAGGTGGGTAATATTTCAGCCAATGTTGCATCAATGACGGTCTGAACGTGTGGAACAATATAACCACTTGCTTTAACACTGTCAGTCTCAAGTTTTGACGGTAGTTCAGCATTATAATATTGTAATTGATGTGCAATTGTTGAATCGTGTGAAAAGCTTGAATCAACTGTACCGCCTGTGCTGTCACTTATTAATTGTCGTGTGTATTGAACTATATCTTGCATCGTTTAGAACCTTTGTGAACTGTTTAGAACCGTATTTATTGTTTTAAAATTTCAACGGTGTATTCCAGTTCTGAACAGTTTTAGACTGTGCGTTCAATGGTGAATAGATAGCCATTGCTAACGAATCAGCCAGGTTCGGTGATGATACACCGCGTTTTGTCATATCAGCTTTTGATTCCAGTTGTAATAGTTCTCGATTGCTTGATTTCAGTTTTAGTCTTGATAGTTCTGCTATCAGTTTGTTAGTGTTAGTAAGCGTTGATGGAATGTTTAATATAAATTTAGGGTCTATGTATTCACCATGCACGGCTCTATATGTCTGAGTGATTAAGAATTTTAAATAGTCATAGCTCTGTACTCTTAAATTTAAGTACATATCGCCATTTGTTTCTATATTGTTGATGGATTTAAGCGTTGGTTCTAAGACTGCTGAACCGCCTTTATAGTTAACAAAGTTTAAGTCAGGTCTGTTTGCTATTCCTTCAACACCTGCACCAATTCCGACTGAATCGTACACACAGTTTTTAACATTGTTATCATCTAAAACAGTTAACATCGTTCTAACACCGTCATTTAGGTGTGAATGATAATCTTCTAATACTTGAATAGAATTACCCTTCAATACACATAGCCCGTGCGTGTCACCGTCTAAACTATCTGCTGGGTCATATGCTGCTACTTTTCTACCTGATTCAATGATGCCTAACTGTTTGAAACTGTCGATACATGCGTTAATACATTCAGAATTGATGAAAGCATTCTCTGTGTAATCGTTCGGTACGCCTAAATAATGGTGTTCATACTGACTATATGAACTAGCTTTCATTAATTCAATTTCTTTTAGTGATGAATCTGATATGAAAGGGTTGTCTGTATAGTTTATTAACTGTATTGATAAGTTTAAATCATCGTTCGTATAGTGCCCGTCTGTGTTTAATTCGTGTAAATGCGGGGTTATATAGTTCTTATATACTGCATCTTGTGAAGAACGTGGGTTGAACACAAAGAACAATCGTGTTGAATCTGATCTAAATGTTGGTATTAATGTAGTAATGTCATAATCTGTTAACGCGTCACACTCTTCCAGAAAAACGATTTCAACGTTTTCCATCGATTTAATCTTAGATGAATCTTGTAAACCATAGAATACGATTTCTGAACCCGTGAAAGATTTAATCGTTCTATCTGTTATCGTGAAATAGTCTTCTAAATTGTTATTAACAATAATGTCACATAACAATCTATGTACTGAATCGCTGATAGAGGTTTGAGTCTTGCGAGTACATAAAACATTAATCTTAGACTTTAGCGTTTGTATGATGATGTACTTAGCAATACTGTGAGATTTACCCGAGTTACGACCGCCCGCAATCATGTTCAACTTTGTTTCGCGATGAAACAAAATGTTTACTAATAACGGGGGGAACGTGTGATCAATAATCACTTAGTTTCAGTCGGTACTATGATGTTATGCGTTAGTTGTTCTAACGATATTTTCTGTTCAATTTCTTTCGGAACTATCTTTGCAATAAGTCCTAAGTAAGCTTTTGGATTCTTTTTAGCTTGTTCTAATAAGTAGTCTGTACCGCCTGCTAGTTCTAACGACTGTTTCAACATTTCTCTAATGTCAGAACCAATTTTGTTTTGCGTGCCCTTTGGTCTGCCGGTGTTACCCGTTTTAAACTGTTCTTTAACTGCCATCGGATC